GAAAAAGACTATTCTGGGGCTGTAAGTTTGATTGTTCAGATAGCATGGCATGAGTATTTCCAGAAAATTAATGAGTGGGAAATATACCTAAGCCTAACACCTGAAGGGCTGCGGGATAATTTTAAATATACGTGGCTGCAAAAGTTAATGGAAGAAATTGTTACAACCATCAATATGGCAGGCAGTTGGGCAAGCTGTATTGTAACAAGAAAAATAAAAGAACCAAACTGTTCATCGGATTGGCTCTCTTTATTTTTGATGCAGAATTTCGCTACAGATGACCGTTTAAGGCACTATAAAGAAGTTGAGACAACTAAATGGGATGATGTGAATAAGAAGACAGTTGAAATACATACTCCTGACTTCTCAAAAGAATACAGCTATGACTTTTGTTGTATGGGGCTTCAAAATGCTATCGAGGTGCTTGGAATGCCGTACTTAAAACCAATGGTAGAGTTAATGACAAACATATTTTTATGGGATAATTTATATTACAAAAAAGAACGAGAAAAAACAGAAAGGGTAAATATAAAACAAAGCCCCAAATCGATTCCTACAGAACTGAGGTCGCCAAAAGCAATGGGAATATTTAAGAAAGCAATTATTGCGAAACTGATAGAGGAAGAAGACAGTGGCTATAAATGGTGTGGAGGTGCAAAGAACCTGTTGGCATATTTTGCAGAAAGAATGAGCGGATACCTTACTTTATCCACTAAATACACATCAGGTGGTGATTATACAGTCAATTGGAATGTTTTTGAACTTTCATTCGGTGTTAAAGACCTAAAGAGCGCAAAATATAACTGGATGAACAGTGGGGCTAATACTGTTTTTAGTCCCAATGGACATACCAAAATAGACGACCTATTTAAATTGTAGGCAATTGCATAAATGATTTACACACCGGTATTACATCGGTGTTGATTATTCTTTCACATACTTACTCTCTTTGCCCATAATTAATAAATATTTCATTATGTAAAAATTAGAAGAAAGATTAATGGCGGTCGAAAAGGCCGTACTTATGTCTACACTATCAGCTAAAGGTGTATTAACATTCCAAGAAGCAGTCGTATACAGCGGTATTAGTCCATCGTACCTCTATAAAATGACGTCGACTGGACAAGTTCCGCACTCGAAGCCTTTGGGAAAAATGGTATATTTCAATCGCTTGGAATTAGAGGAGTGGTTGCTGCAAAACAAAGTAACAACCGATGCGGAGTTGAAGGAAAGAGCGATGAATCATTGTTTTACTAAAACGGGGAGGGTATAGAATGACTACAACAACAAACCCCGCAACTCTTTATGATCTTTACGAGAATGCGGGGGCTTGCAAAACTGAGCACAAAGATACAAAAAAAACGCATCGAACAACAAACACACAGAGGGAAAGTTTTGCATCAGTGCAGGATACCCGTATCTCAGAAAAACGCTTGGCATTACAATTGTTTACCGCGAACCCCGTCAGATCTTTCATGCGTGCTGACGTAGTAGACGAACTTCATTTGCCTGTTAATCACGTTACGAGGTTAATCCGAGACCTTTTGGATGAAGGCTCTATCATGCTTAATGGCGTGGCCGTCAACCCACGAAGCGGGAAAACAGTTGAAACAATTTGCTTGACGCCTACAACTCCAAACCTTTTCAATCATGAGTAAAGGGGGGATTATCATTAGAGAGGCTCACCGAGAAGCATGGGAGAGCCTCCCGGATGAACAAGCCGGGAAACTTCTAAAAGTATTACTCGAATACCAGTTTGATGCGGTACTCCCTACTAACCTAAGCCCTGAACTTCGTTTGGCTTTCAATTTCATGAGGCCAGTAGTTGACAAGGATAGAGCAGATTATCAGGAAACATGCAGGAAAAACGCCCAATCTTCACGTGAATATTGGGCTAAGAATAAGAAGGAAAAATAATGCGAACGAATCCAAACGATACCGAGCGAATCCAAACGGTATCCAATAGAATAGAAGAGAAGAGAAGGGAACTGAATAGAATGGAATATTTAGGTAGAAGTTTTTTTGGTGAAAAAATCAGAGTTTCATTTTTTGAAAATTACCGAAACCCAAATCCGATTGGAGTAGTTGAAGTTTTTGGATGGCTCTCTTCATCCCGTTACCGTAAAGAAATTGAAGCGTTGAGGTCGGAACGAGACGAGGGCAAACGCCGTCTCATGAAATCGCTGTTACCCGCCATCACCCCATCGGGCACTTTTTCACATCGGCGTAATTCTGGGCTTGTCCAATACAGCGGCCTCATTTGTCTGGACATTGACCAAAAGGACAACCCTTTAATATCCGATTTTTCGGCCATTAAAGGCACTTTGGTGGACTTTGAGGGGCTGACCTATTGCGCTTTGTCTGCATCAGGTAGCGGGTTATTTATGCTTGTTAAGGTGGCGTATCCTGAAAAACACTTGGAACATTTTTACTCTTTGGAGCGCGATTTTAAAGAAAGAGGGCTTACCGTTGACACTGCATGTAAGGACGTTGCGAGATTAAGAGGCGCAACGTATGACCCGCATCCGTACTACAACCCTTTGGCGTCTCCTTATGAAAAAACACTAATACCTGATGTTAAGCCTGCTCCCTCAACGGATTTGCCCGATTCAGGCGTTACCGCATACAGAGTAAAGAGGCTGATAGAGCGGATTGAACACGTCGGCGCCGATGTTGTAAATTCTTACCAAGATTGGTACGCTACCGGCAGGGCTTTGGCTTCTGAATTTGGGGAATTTGGTAGGGGTTTGTTTCACAACATCAGTCGTCAGTCACTAAAGTACGACCCGCATCAATGCGATTTGCAGTTTAACCGCTGCCTGCAAACCTGCTCCCGAACCACAATTGCAACGCTTTTTGCGATTTGTAAACAACATGGAATATACGCTAAATAAGACGATTATGGAATATCAAACAATATTGGGCAACACGCCATCGAAAAGTAATAGCTACAAAGTCATCAGCATGAATGGTCATGCCTCACTGGCTAAAACGAAAGCCCTAAAAGAGTATGAGGACAAATTTTTTATCCAGTGTAACATGTATCGAAATGCCAACATAACCGGATATTTTGAACTGCATTTGAGAGTATTTTATCCATCCGAACGATCCGACCTTGACAACAGTCTAAAAATTATCTTGGACTGCCTGCAGAAGGTTGGAGCCATCAGAAATGACAATCGATGTGTAAAAATCGTTGCAGAAAAGTACTTGGACAAAGAACGTCCACGGATAGAATTTTTAATAAATCAAAAGTAGATTAAAATAGATTTTTATGAGCAGAACTAAAGGAAGCGAAAAGACTGGAGGGCGCGAAAAAGGCACTCCCAATAGGGTCACGACCGACTTAAGAATTTTTATTAATGACCTCTTGAATAACAACCGGCAGCAACTCATCAAAGACATGAAGAAATTGGAACCACAGCAAAGAGTTGGTTTTTATGAGAAGTTGTTGGGTTACGTGATTCCAAAAATGAGCAGTATAGATGCAGCCGTAGAGCTAAACAACTTGACGGATGCCCAACTGGACGCAATTATTTCAGGAATCTCAAAACAAATCGAGAATGAATAGGATAGAAATTGACCGAACGACGAAGATCATGCTGCTAAAAACGCTCCAACAAGGCTTTTTTGAGTCATCAGACTTGGACACGTTGGCAGCCCTAAGAACGCAGGATACTCGATCAGTTGAGGAGAAAAAGGCCGAACTAAGGGTATTACTCACTCAGATAGGGATGTGATGAATGCTTTAGATACGGCTTTAGAGAGGGCAAGGGGCGTGCGGCTGGCCATGAGCAGGGAGAATATGCTGCAATTTACGTTTGCTACCATGCCGACCTTTGCTCCTACAGATTTCCATAAGCACTACTATTCTTTTATCACAGATTTTGCACATGGGAGAATCCGAAAGCTCATGGTGTGGATTCCGCCACAACATGGGAAGTCGGAGGCGTCCACCCGCAGGCTCCCTGCATTCATTCTTGGACTGAATCCTGACACAAAGATTGCAGTGGTATCATACAGCGCAACAAAGGCACGAAAATTTAACCGTGAAATCCAGCGAGTCATTGACAACGATGAATACCGCAAAATATTCCCCAATACACGCCTAAACGCTTCCAATCTGACAACTCAATCAGGCGGCTGGCTGCGAAACGCCGACGAGTGCGAAATAGTGGGCTATCGAGGAGGTTTTAAGACGGTAGGTGTTGGCGGCGCATTGACTGGGGAGCCTGTTGACACGCTAATACTCGACGACATTTACAGAGACGCAAAAACGGCGTGGTCGCCAGTAGTGAGGTCTTCAATATCTGACTGGTACGATACGGTTGCAGAAACAAGATTGCATAATGACAGCAAACAGCTGATAGTTTTCACCCGCTGGCATGAAAATGATTTGGCTGGTCGTCTTCTTGAGCAACAAGGCATGTATTCAGAAGACAATCCTAATGGATGGGTGGTGGTCTCATTTCAGGTGATAAAGCAGGGGAAGCCCACCAAATACGACCAAAGAGAAGAAGGGCAACCCCTATGGCCTGAAAGACACAGTTTAGAAAAGCTGGAGGGCATCAGGAAGCGCAACCCTCATGTCTTTGAATCGCTGTACCAGCAGAACCCAAAACCTTTAGAGGGGCTGATGTACGAGGCGTTCAAGGAATACGAAGTAATACCTGCCACCAAGCAAAGAAGGGTCAAGAACTACACCGACACTGCCGACACAGGGGATGACTATCTTTGCTCAATTACTTATCTTGAAACGGAGATCGGGATGTTTGTGT